CATGGTATCGGCAAGCAAAGACTTAGTTGATCTTCAGGCCAAAAAGAAGAAGATCATGGAAGATGATCCTTCGGCTTCTCCTCAGCAAGTCACAAACAATCTGTTTGTTGGTTCGACTGCCGAGTTACAAAAATACCTGAAGCAGCACAAAGATGGCGAGTGAAAACTATCTCGGTAATCCGAGGCTCAAGCGAGCAGACACAAAGGTCGAGTATACTCCCGAGCAAGTCGCAGAGTACATTAAGTGCTCTGAGGATCCGATCTACTTTATCTTAACATATTGTAAGATCGTAAATATCGATAGAGGTTTGATCATGTTCCCACTCTGGGAATTCCAGAAGGAAATGATCCTCGCCTTCGAAGCCAATCGATTCGTTATCTGTAAGATGCCTCGTCAGGTTGGTAAGACGACCACTGTTGCCGCTTACTTGCTTTGGAAGATCGTATTCAACGAAGAGTATTCTATCGCTATTCTGGCCAACAAAGACAGACAGGCTCGAGAAATTCTTGGTCGTATTCAGTTGATGTTTGAGCATCTTCCAAAGTGGCTTCAGATGGGTGTTACCGAATGGAACAAGGGTAACATCAAGCTCGAGAATGGATCTGAAATCCTTGCCTCGGCTACCTCATCTTCTGCTATTCGTGGTACTTCCCAGAACATGGTATATCTCGACGAGTTTGCCTTCGTTCCCACCAATATTCAAGACGAGTTCTTTGCTTCTGTTTATCCTACCATTTCATCTGGTCAAAGTTCGAAGGTTCTCGTGACTTCGACTCCGAACGGTATGAATATGTTTTACCGCATTTGGACAGAGTCTGAAGAGGGTAGAAATGCTTATGCTCGTGTCGACGTTCACTGGTCACAGATTCCTGGCCGTGACGAAGCATGGAAAGAACAGACGATCAGCAACACGTCTGAAGAACAGTTCAGACAGGAATATGAGTGCGAGTTCCTCGGATCTTCGAACACTCTGATTCATCCTACCAAACTTCGTAACATGGTCTATAAGCATCCGATTGCACAAGCAGACGGTGGACTCAAGATCTATGAAGAGCCAGAACCTGATACAATCTATGCTATCGTAGTTGATACATCTCGAGGAGCAGGAGCCGACTATTCTGCTTTCATTGTCGTCAACGTATCAACGATGCCTTATCGACAGGTGGCCACATATCGAAACAACTTGATATCTCCGATGATTTATCCGAACATCATTTATAATGCGGCTATCAAATATAACGATGCTCTCGTTCTTGTCGAGACGAACGATATTGGCCAACAAGTAGCTGACATCTTGCACTATGATCTTGAATATGACGGCGTTCTCGTGACTGCCAATAATGGAAGAACCGGACAAAGTCTGTCAGGCGGCTTTGCGACGACGACTCACTACGGTGTTAAAACTACGAAGCAGGTGAAACGAGTCGGCTGTGCCACGCTCAAGACTTTGGTTGAGTCTGATAAATTCTTGATCTATGATTATGACACTATCTATGAGCTGACACGCTTCTCTCTGAAAAACAGCTTGAAGGGCAATCAGTCATATGAGGCTGAAGACGGTAATGATGACATGGCCATGTGTTGTGTTCTTTTTGCTTGGTTGACTACACAGCCTTATCTGAAAGAAATTACGAATGTTGATATTCGTATGCAAATTTACGAACAGAATGAGAAGATGCTCGAGCAGCAGATGCTCCCGTTTGGACTGATGAGTACAGGCGACGATGAACATGACGAAGAAGTTAATGAACCTCTCTTCGACGGTGGACCGAAAGACGATTTCTGGGTTGGAAAGAAGATGGGATTCTTTGAAGGAAACTTTTGATATGAAAGACGAGTATAAACTTGATTTTAGAAAAGTCTATAATGCCATGAAGAGAGCGTTCGTTCAGAACGAAAAGAGCTTAATCTTTATTTCTCAAGTCGTAAGATATGGCAGCGGGCCTTCATTGAAATATACGTATAAAAAAATGTTAGAATCTTCTTCTGGTGGAGAAATGGCTTATAAATCTGAAGAGATTTCAGATTATATTTCATCTTTATCAGATAGGCCGTTGAATTCTGTTGGCAGAGAATGCTACGCCGTGTTTAAAGAAAATCAGATCAAAGTAGTAAAAGTGAGCAGAAGAAAATCTAACGATGAATGGATCGAAGCAAAGCATCCATACAGCTGGATGGCAAGAAGGTATCGAGATACACACGATATATGGCACATTCTTACTGATTATCCAACGACTGTAAACGGAGAAATGTGCCTTACCATGTTTTCTTTTGCGCAAACTCGTTCTCTTGGGTGGTTGACAATCAGCTTAAGCATATTCTTTGCGCACAAATTAGACCTTAGAAAATTCAAGATGGTATACGAAGCATACAAAAATGGTAAAAAGGCCAAGTTCTTACTGGCAGAAGATTACAATAAACTGCTATCTGAAAACTTACAAGATGCTAGGAAAAGACTCAATATAAAGCAACCGCGCTTTTTTGATGACATATCTCCTAATTTATTGAAGTTATAAATAAAGCAAATGCAACTTATATGACTAACCTTTAAAGGGAGATAACAATGGCGTTTCAAGTCAGCCCGGGAATTAACGTTTCTGAAATTGATCTTACAACAACTGTTCCGGCACTTGCGACTACGGTCGGCGGTTTCGGCGGAGTATTTCGTTGGGGACCAGTAGGAAAGTTTGTTCTTGTAGATTCAGAAAATACACTCACAAATCGTTTTGGTAAGCCGAACTCGGATAACTACGAAACGTTCTTCACAGCAGCTAACTTCCTTTCATATGGAAATGCACTGTATGTGTCGCGTGCAGGAACGACTACAGGTTTTGCTAACAGCTCGACCATTACACTCGATGCAGACACATCGCTTGCTGCCAACGGTAATGCTCTTGGTCTTACTGCGGGTGTTCGCGTACAGGGAGACGGCATTGCAGAAGATACTTTCGTAACAGCTGTAACTAACAGCTCGATCACTATCTCGAAAGCAGCCACAACAAGTGCCTCGGCTCTGGTTTCATTCATTGCAAACAACCGCGTTCTATCTGCTTATGCTGGTAATACAGCTACAGTAGTAACATCAAGTGTAGTAGTAAAGAATTCAGAAGATTTCGAAAACCTAAATGCAAACGCCAGCAACTTCACAGGAACCGAGTTCATCGCTCGTTATCCTGGTGCACTCGGCAACTCGCTGAAGGTTTCGATGTGCGACAGCGCAGCTCAGTATGCTGAGACAGTTACATTTGAAACTAATACCACTTACGGTTCAACAACAGCAAACACTTATGCTCTTGCAGATCTTACAAGCGCTACGATGTCGATCGCTGTGGGTAGCAATACTGCTAACGTCGCATTCGTGTGGTCTTCAACAGATTACAACGCTAGAGTAGATGCTGCAGTAGTTGCCGGCTCAACCGCAGTTACTGTTAATGCTTATAGCGTTTCCGCAAACGTAGTGACTGCAAACGGGCATGGCTTTACAGTTGGAACTCCTGAGGCGGTATTCATTATTGAGCCAAATGCTCCCGAAACATATCATATCGGTGGCCTTGATACTCGTACGGCATACTATGCCCGAGCAATTGACACGAACACGTTTACGGTTTCAACGACTTCTAGCGGAGCAAATCTTGCCATCACTGCTGCTACTGCTGCTAATTCTGCAGCCAACTCTTCTGCAGTTGTATTCAAGAAGAGTGTAAATACTGCAGCATTCGGTCTTTCACTTGCTCAAGCTCGTCTTGCGGTTACTGCAGTAAGAGATAAGTTAACAGTCGGCGACTACGTAGAAGTTGGTAATACCGACATTGGTAAGCAGAACATGAAGGTTACTTCGAAGGGTAATCAGGTCGACGACGGTACGAACATCTACTTCAACATCAGTTTCGATACAACTTGGAACAAGTCAACTAACTTCAGCGGCACTTCATTGAAGCGTCAATGGGAATACTTCAACGTTGTCGAGTCTGCGCCTGGTGTATCTTCATCGATGACAAACGCAGGTCGCACTGTTACTGACGAAGTTTCAGTTGTTGTAGTTGACGAAGACGGTCTGATCAGCGGAACCCCTGGTCAAGTTCTTGAAATCTACCAAAACCTTTCACGTGCAACAGATGCCAAGAAAGACGACGGTACAACCAACTACTATAAGACTGCTATCAACGACTTCTCACGTTGGGTTTGGGCAACAAAAGACAGAGCAGGAGCTGCTTCAACTACTCTTGCAAATCTTGCTGACTCGACCAATACAACGACATATACAAAGTCGTTTGTTCGCGGTGTAGACGGCGCGACAGAAGGCACCGCATCGATGGCCGCTCTTGGCGCTGCATATGATCTCTTTGCAGATGCAAGCACAGTAGATATTTCTCTACTTCTTCAAGGTAAGGCAACTGGTACTAACGACGTTCAGCTAGCTAACTATCTGATCGACAATATTGCAGAAGTTCGTAAGGACTGCGTAGTATTCGTTTCTCCGGCATACTCTGATGTTGTAGGTGTGAATACAGAAAATGCTCAAGCACAGAATGTCGTAGATTTCAGACGTCTTCTACGTAACACTTCATACGCTTTCATGGATTCTGGTTACAAGTATCAGTACGACAAGTATGCAGACGTATATCGCTACGTTCCACTGAACGGTGACATTGCCGGCCTGACAGCACGTAGTGATAGCCTAAGAGATCCTTGGTTCTCTCCAGCTGGATTCACTCGCGGCCAAATCAGAAATCTTGTTAAACTGGCATTCAGCCCTGGCAAAAATGACAGAGATCTTCTATACAAGAACGACGTCAACCCAGTGGTAACATTCCCAGGTCAAGGAACAGTACTCTACGGAGATAAGACTCTCCTAGGTCGTGCAAGTGCATTCGATCGTATTAACGTGCGTCGTCTGTTCATCGTTCTTGAAAAAGCAATCGCTACAGCTTCAAACTCTACTCTGTTTGAATTCAACGACGATTTCACAAGATCACAGTTTGTTAATCTGGTTGAGCCATATCTTCGCGACGTTCAAGGTCGTCGTGGAATCTTTGACTTCCGCGTGGTTTGTGACGAGACGAACAATACTGCTGAAGTAATCGACAGCAATCGCTTTGTTGGAGACATCTACATCAAGCCTGCTAAGTCGATCAACTTCATCCAGCTAAACTTCGTCGCCGTAAGATCTGGTGTCGAGTTCAATGAAATCGCTGGCCAGTTCTAATAAATAAGATAAACCTAGGAGGAAAGTAAATGGCTTTTAATATCAATGAAATGAGAAGCCAGCTACAGTTTGGCGGCGCAAGACAAAACCTGTTCCAAGTGGATATTTCAAATCCTGCGAACAGTGCTGGAGATGCAAAAACAAGATTCATGTGTCAGGCAGCTCAGCTGCCTGGCTCTGACCTTGGTGTCATTCCAGTATTTTACTTCGGTCGTCAAATGAAGTTAGCTGGTGACAGAACGTTCGCCGAATGGACAGTAACAATCATCAACGATGAAGACTTCCTGATCCGTAATGCGATGGAAGAATGGTCGAACAGAATCAATCGTCTGCAACGCAACGTAAGAGAAATTGGCCCTGGATACAAGTCACAGGCTACAGTTACTCAGTTTGGTAAAGACGGTTCGAAGATCCGCACTTATGATTTTAACGGAATCTTCCCAAGTAATATCAGCCCAATCGAACTCGATTGGTCTACAACCGATCAAATCGAACTGTTCCAGGTAACGTTCCAATATGACTACTGGTCAGTTGGACGCACTGGATCGACAGGTCGCGCCGGCGGTGAATAATAAGTAAAGGGTAATCATTCCCTTTACTTTTTCGTTATTTAAATTGGAGAACCCATGGCCGAGTTATTTGGTTTTGAAATTAAAAGAAAGCAAGAAGAAAAAGAGCTTCCATCATTTGCTCCTAAACAGGACGATGATGGAGCTCTTGTTCTTGCCGAAGGTGGAGCTTATGGCCAGTATGTTGATATGGAAGGTGCCATTCGCACCGAGTCAGAGCTCGTCTCGAAGTATAGAGAGATGGCTCAGCACCCAGATATCGAACTTGCTGTCGATGATATTATCAACGAAGCCGTTGTTATCGATCCCAAAAAAGAAGTAGTTACTCTGAACCTCGACGATCTGGAACAACCAGAAAAGGTAAAGAAACTCATTCTCGAAGAGTTCGATAAAGTACTCGAGCTGCTCGAGTTTAATCAGCACGCCTATGAAATTTTCCGTAAGTGGTATGTCGACGGTAGAATATTCTATCACTTGATGATCGACGAGAAGGCTCCTCGCGAAGGCATTCAAGAACTACGCTACGTAGATCCTCGCAAGCTTCGTAAAGTAAAAACTTTTAAGAAAAGAAAAGCTGCCAAGGATTCGAACGTCATTATTCCTTCAAAGGGCGAAGAGTTCTATATCTACAACGAAAACGGTTTCGGTAAAGTACCGACACAACCGAATTACCAAGATCCTACTACACAAGGTATTAAGATAGCCACAGATGCTATTATTAACGTATCTTCTGGCCTTGTCAACGTCAAAGGTGACATGGTTCTTGGTTATCTACAGAAGGCTATCAAGCCACTCAACCAGTTAAAAGCGATGGAAGACTCACTGGTCATCTATCGTATCTCACGTGCACCTGAGCGTCGTATCTTCTACATCGACGTTGGTAACCTACCTAAAATGAAAGCTGAGCAATATCTTCGTGATGTCATGACTCGCTTCAAGAATAAGGTAGTGTACGATGCCGGTACAGGCGAAATCAGAGATGATCGTAAGCACATGACGATGCTCGAAGATTTCTGGCTACCGCGACGCGAAGGTGGCAAGGGTACAGAAATTACTACTCTTCCAGGCGGTCAAAACCTTGGCCAGATCGACGATATCGTTTACTTCCAACGCAAGCTTTATAAAGCTCTGAACGTTCCTATCTCTCGTTTGGATCCTGAACAGGCATTCAACTTCGGTAGAGCCACAGAAGTTACTCGCGATGAAGTCAAGTTTTCTAAATTCATTACACGTCTTCGTGCTCGATTCTCTGACGTTTTCAGCAAGATCCTCGAGAAGCAACTTATCTTAAAGGGTATTATCACCTCTGAAGATTGGTTAGAATTTAAATCTAATTTCAAATATGAGTTCACAGAAGATAACCATTTCGCCGAGCTGAAGAACACTGAGATCCTCCGCGATCGTATCTCGATGCTTCGTGATGTCGACGACTATGCAGGCAAGTACTACTCGCACGAATGGATTCGTCGTAACGTTCTTTATCAGACAGAAGAAGACATGAAAGAGATCGACAAGCAGATTGCTGAAGAGCTTGATAATCCTCAGTATGCTCCGCCAGAAATGGGTCCAGACGGGCAACCACTTCCTCCTGGAGATGTAGGCACGCCTCCTGCCGAGGATGACGCTGCTCCTGCTCCTGGTAAACCTAAACCTAAAGCTACTCCTATTCCAAACGTACCAGATTTGGTAGGAAAATAAATACATTATAAATAATAAAAAGACTTTTGGAGATTTTATATGGATATTGACGAACTAATTGGAGCAGCTGTCGAACAGCAGCCAACTCGCTTTGCTACGGCATTTGATGATCTCATGGGTCAGAAGATCGCTGCGAGATTAGAAGATGAGCATACCACATATGCTCAACAAATGTTTGCTTCTGACGAACCTGAAGATACCGATGAAGAAGAATTCGAAGATGATTTGGATTTTGACATCGACGACGAAGAGTTCGAAGACGAGTTCGAAGACGAAGAATTTGATCTAGAAGATCTCGACCTAGAAGATTTAGACACAGAGGAAGAAGACGACGATGGCGAAGACGCTTAAAGATTTCTTAAATGAAAGACAGCTTGGGCCGATGGTCGTCAAGAATCCTGACGAGCAGAAGTTTATTGACAAGCACGTAGTTGCAAAAACTGACGATCGTAACGGAAATGACGACGAGCTTTTCAAAGGCTCGAAGGTCAAGATGGCTGATCGTCCGAAGCACCGTAAGGGCTACAATCCTGGCGAAGACGAAGAAGTATATGAAGAGCTGAAGGGCAATCAGCACAAGATCGATGCCAACAAGAATGGCAAGGTCGATGCTCATGACTTCCATCTCCTTCGTAAGAAGAAAAAGGTTGCCGAAGAAGCTGAAGAGCTAGAAGAGCTTTCCAAATCAACTATGGGTGCTTATACTAAGAAAGCAGCTGCAGACTTTACTGCTCGTAAACCAAAGATGGGTTATGATGGGCAGTTAAAGAAGATGCAGAATCGCACAGTCGGTGTTAACCGTGCACTTGATAAAATGTACGGAGAAGAAGCTGAGCAGATCGACGAGATCTCGGCTGAAAAGAAAGACGCATACGCACAAAAAGCTGGCAAGCAACTTCCGGGTTTGTTTGCAAAAAGCAACAGTGCTGATGGAGCTCGCAAATACTACAATCGTAAGAACGCTGTTCGTAAGATTGCCAATGAAGAAGCTGAGCAGATCGATGAATTGTCAAAGAAAACACTTGACAGCTATACTTCCAAAGCCAGTGGAGATCTAGGATTTACTCACGGTATAGCAAAAAACCACAGATATGCACAAGATCAAGGCGGCGCCGGAAGAAAACCAGAGCATAAAGCTATGGATAATAACAGGCTTAGAAAAAGAGCATCTGGTCTAGTTAATTCGTTAAAAAGATTAGCTAAGGAAGAAGCTGAGCAAGTCGATGAAAAACTGGACATGAAGAAAGCATCGATGGGAACCGTAATCAAGGATTTCCAAAAGTCAGATGCTCCTCAGTTCCAAGGTAAGTCGCAGAAGAAGCGCCAAGTGATGGCTATCGCCGCTAAGCTCTCAGCAGAGCGCGGGGGAAAACCACTCAATAAAGAAGAGCGTCTGCTTGTCAAGCTTGCTGACATTTCTGAAACACACAAGAGAACGATGGTATCGGTCTTTGAGAAACTCAACGAAGATAACCAACGTGAGTTCATGCTAGCATGCGATACAGCAGAAGGCATCGAGCAAATGTTGGACTTCTCTATTCAACACAGAGGTGAATAATGGCTGTTACTATTACATCGAATAAGAAAAATACATCTGCTGTTATTCACGTTTCGGTTGCTAACACTACGATTAAGGTATCGGGCAACAGCACGACTACAAACGTAGATTCAACTACCACATGTCTTGCTCTCGGCAACGAAGTGCTGAGCGGCGTTTATATTGCGCAAGCATATTGGGGTGTTGATCCAAACGGTTATGCAGTAATCAAGCGCGGCACAACTCCAGTTGCTGTGTATGATTCGACTGGTTACAAAGACTATGCTGGTTGCGGTATGGCTCTGACAGTAGGACAAACTGCCAATCTTACGGTAGAATTTGTAGGCACTGCAAATGGATACGTTCTGCTAGAAGTTCAAAAGGCTGGCACGCTTCCATCAGACTACGCTGGTTCATAAGGTAAAAAACATGAAGCTAATCACAGAAGTTGTAGAAGATCTGAGATGTATTACAGAAGCTCGTGAAGACGGGAAGAAGAACGTATACATCGAAGGTATCTTCTTACAAGGAGGCATTAAGAACCGTAACGGTCGTATGTATCCTGTAGAAACCCTTGAAAAAGAAGTTAATCGTTACGACGAAACTTACATTCAGAAAGGCAGAGCTCTTGGCGAGTTAGGTCATCCTGACGGTCCGTCCATTAACCTCGATCGTGTATCTCACATGATCACTTCTTTGAAGAAAGAGGGATCCAACTTTGTAGGCCGTGCTAAGTTGATGGATACTCCAATGGGTAACATCGCCAAAGGTCTCATCGGAGAAGGCGTAAAGCTTGGTGTATCGTCCAGAGGTATGGGTTCGTTGAAGCTAAATAGAGAAGGTATCAACGAAGTTCAAGACGATTTCTATTTGGCCACAGCTGCAGATATCGTAGCCGATCCATCTGCTCCAGATGCATTTGTTAACGGGATTATGGAAGGTGTAGAATGGATTTGGCAAGACGACCTGCTAGTTGCAAAGAAAAATGCGGCTGCAGTACTCGAGCAAACTGTACAGACCATTGAAAAAGCATCTTCTTCAAGACAGCTTCAAGCTAAACAGTTTGAAATTTTTGAGAACTTCCTCAATAAAATTTCTAAAATCTAACTTAGAATAAATAAATAAAATTTACAAGGAGTCAAAAATGTCAAATAAAGATACGAATGAAATCGTTCAAGACGAATTTCATGAAGATGGTCTCGAAGAGTCTGCTGGTTCGGAAACACTAAAGCCAAACCCAACACGTGCAGAGATGCTGGCTACTTTCAGCCAACTTCTTTCGCAGTTGAAGGGCGAAGATCTTTCGCACTTCTTCAATGACTCTATCCAGAAGTATAGCGCAGACGGCGTTCCTTCAGCGACTGCACCAGGTGGTGCACCAGCTATTGGTAAGATGCCAATGCCTACGCTGAACGCAGTAAAGGAAGATATCGCAGAAGTATTCTCTGGCGAAGATCTTACTGAAGAAGCAAAAGAAAAGTTTTCAACGATCTTCGAAGCAGCTGTATCAGCTCGCGTTTCGATCGAAGAAGCTCGCCTTGAAGAAGAATTCGAAGCGAAGCTCGACGAAGCAGTAGAAGAAGTAAAAGAAGAGATCACTACAAAAGTCGATCAGTATCTCGACTATGTAGTAGAATCGTGGATGGAAGATAACAAGCTTGCTATCGAATCCACAGTCCGCGCCGATATTGCAGAGAACTTCATGGAAGGCCTCTACAATCTGTTTGCTGAATCTTACATCACAGTGCCAGAAGAAAAGCTTGATGTAGTTGGTGAACTGAAGGCACAACTCGAAGAGCTAGAAGCCAAGCTCGATGAGTCTGTAAACAAGCAACTAGAACTACAGTCAGTAATCGACGAAGCTACAATGGAAGCAACGTTCGACGAAGTGACTGAAGGTCTTGCTGCTACACAAGTAGAAAAGCTTCGCACACTTGCAGAAGGTATTGAATTCACAGATAGCGAGTCTTATGCAAAGAAACTCGACATTCTGAAGGGCAAGTATTTCTCTGAAAAGAAAGAAGTTAACACCGGCGTTATTTCGGAAGAAGCAACAGAAGGTCTTAACGAAGAAACTAAGACTGTAGCAGTTGGCGAAATGGCAAACTATGTCAGCGCGATTTCAAGAACCAAAAAGTTTTAAATTGATAAATAATAAACAAATCCTAAGGATAAAGGGAGAATAAAATGTTAGCTGAGGAACTAAATACCAAGTGGAAGCCAGTGCTCGAGCACTCAGATCTTCCAGAAATTACAGATGCTCACAAGCGCCTTGTCACAGCGACAGTGCTTGAGAACACAGAGCGTGCGCTTCGCGAGGCTGCTGGCCAAGGTAGCTCACAGCAAATGCTTGGCGAAGGTGACGGTCACGTCAACTCCGTAGGCAGCGGCCAAGTTGCAAACTTCGATCCAGTACTGATTTCACTCGTACGTCGTTCGATGCCAAACCTGATTGCTTATGACGTTTGTGGCGTTCAGCCAATGAACGGTCCAACAGGTCTTATCTTCGCAATGCGTTCACAATACGCAAACTCGACAGATTCAACTGTTGCAGAAGCTTTCTACAACGAAGCTAACACTGGTCACGCTTCGCGTCTCGGTGCCGGCCTAAATGCTGCTAACACAGGTGCTGGTTCAGCAACTGCAGTTGGTGCAAACACAGTTGGTACAGCTCCTGACACATCGAACAATGCTGGTAACGCATACTACAACTACACGATGGGTCTTCTTGTTGGTTCTGCTGAACTTCTTGGCGCTAATAGCTCATACATCTTCCCGGAAATGGGCTTCTCAATCGAGAAGGTTACCGTATCTGCTAAGACACGCGCTCTGAAGGCAGAATACACTCTAGAGCTTGCACAAGATCTGAAGGCAATTCACGGTCTTGACGCAGAAGCCGAACTTTCGAACATCCTTTCAGGTGAAATCCTTGCGGAAATCAACCGTGAAGTTGTTCGCTCGATCATCATCACTGCTGAAAAGGGTGCAACTGAAGGAACCACAACTGCTGGTATCTTCGACCTTGACACCGATTCAAACGGTCGTTGGTCAGTTGAAAAGTTCAAGGGCCTTCTGTTCCAAATCGAACGTGAATGCAACAAGATTGCAAAAGAAACACGTCGCGGTAAGGGTAACGTAATCATCTGCTCGTCTGACGTTGCTTCGGCACTTCAAATGGCTGGCGTTCTTGATTACGCTCCTGCGATGAACACATCGTCACTGAACATCGACGACACAGGCAACACATTTGCTGGTGTTATCAATGGTCGCATTAAGGTCTATATCGATCCTTATGCTGGCACGAACTTCCTGGTTGTAGGCTACAAGGGTTCGAATCCGTTCGACGCTGGTCTGTTCTACTGCCCATACGTTCCGCTACAAATGGTTCGTGCGGTTGATCCAGGTTCGTTCCAACCGAAGATCGGCTTCAAGACACGTTACGGCATGGCACCGAATCCATTCGCTAAGGGCACAACTGCTGCTAACGCAACAGCTACTCTTGAGCAAGATTCGAACAAGTACTACCGTCGCGTTCTTGTTAACAACCTTATGTAATCATAAGAGTTGGATACAACCAACCGGAAACTGGAAGGGGAGTCGAAAGGCTCCCCTTCTTTTTGGCATGTACAATATATAAATAGTGTGTATAATGATCTTATGGCCAAAGGAAAGATATGACTGCCGTAAACGATATTAACAAAAACTTTCTGTCGCCGCTAGGTTACAAGTTTACTCTTGCTCGAGCACCTGCGCTCAGTTACAATGTCCAGAACATTCGTTTTCCTGGTGTGCAGATGAGTAACGGAGAAAGTCCGACACCGTTCGTGCCAATTCCAGTGACTGGCAAGCTTACTTATAGTCCGTTAGATATCACGTTTCGTCTGAACGAAGATATGACAGATTATCTTGAGATCTATAACTGGATGGTGGCTCTGGCATCTCCTGTCAGTTTTGATGCTTATAAAGCTGCACAGAATTTTCAGGTTGGAGGAACAGAAACACTCTACTCAGATCTGAACTTACAGATCATGAATAGTAGTATGAACTCGAATATTTTAATTACTTTCTACGACGCGTTTCCAGTCAGTCTCGGAGATATTGAGTTTAATAGTACAGATACTAGTGTCAATTATATAGAATGTAGTGTAGAGTTTAAATATCTAAGGTACGATATTACTAAATTATAGGATTTGTTATGAAAATTGATGACATTTATGCAGAATGGGAAAAGGATTCCCAGATCAATCGCTCTGAGCTCGGCGACGAGGCGCTCAATATTCCAAAGCTCCATCACAAGTATTTCAAGATCTTTACGCATGAGCGTCTGCTGCTTCGTAAGCAAGAGGCAGAGATGAAGCAACTGAAGCTCGAGAAGTTGGAGTTCTACACTCTCGGACCGACAGAAGAGTCACACGAAAAAGGCTGGCGCTTGCCACCGCAAGGCAAAATACTCAAATCTGAGGTGAATAACTATATAGAAGCAGACAAGGATATTGTGAATCTATCGCTCAAGCTGGGTATTCAGCACGAGAAGATCGATCTCCTTGAATCCATTATCAAGTCTCTCACTGCTCGTGGTTTCAATATCAAGGCAGCGATCGAGTGGGAGCGATTTAAAGTAGGTATTTAATGAGCTCAGTGCATCTTAAATTTATCAATAATGTCCACGTCAAAGTAGAGGCAGAACCGTCGACCATCATGGAGCTGGGCGATCAGTTCACTTTCTTTGCTGAGAACTATAAGTTCAATCCAAAGTATCGAGCTCGTGTGTGGGATGGAAAGATTCGTCTCGTCAACAACCTCACTGGATATGTATACGCTGGATTGGCAAAGCATATCAAGAAATTTTGCGATGCTCGAAACTATACGTTCTCGTTTGACGAAGAATTATATTATGATAATGTGTCTAAGCACGAACTAAGAGAGTTCATAAATACTCTTAGAATTCCTGAAAAGTATGCAGTCAGAGACTATCAGTTTGATTCCATCTTGAAGTGTATTCGATCCAATCGAAGAACGTTGGTATCGCCGACTTCTTCTGGTAAATCTTTGATGATCTACATTCTTATGAGATGGTATCAGGCACATAAAGGTTTGGTCATCGTTCCTACCATCGGTCTTGTCAATCAGATGGAGAGTGACTTTCGAGATTACGGTTATGCTGGTAACATACACCTCTCGACACAAGGTTTGAGTAAGTCGAATAATATCGAATGTGATATGGTCATTACCACATGGCAGTCACTCAACAATGGCAAGAACAAGATGCCAAAACCGTGGTATCAACAATTTGGAGTAGTATTCGGAGATGAAGCACATGGCGCAAAAGCTACCTCGCTTATACAAATTCTTAGTAGCCTTACTGATTGCAAATTTCGCTTTGGGACTACTGGAACCCTTGATGGCACAGCCCTTAACGAGACAACAATCGAAGGTCTCTTCGGTCCAAAATACAAAGCCGTCAGCACAAAAGAGCTCATGGACCAAGGATACGTATCCAAACTCAAGATCAAATGCATTGTCCTTAAGTATGATGAATCAACTAGCCATGCAGTCAAAGGAAAGACATACCAAGAAGAGATCGATTTCCTCATTAATTGCGACGCTCGGAACAAATTCATCCGCAACCTCGGACTCTCTTTAAAAGGTAACAAACTTGTTTTCTTTCGAATTGTGGATCATGGCAAAACACTCCATGATCTCATTACAAGAAGTACAGATCATAATGTGTTTTACATTGATGGCTCTGTCAGCGGTGATACTCGAGAAGCTATACGTAAGGCGATCGAAGAAGAAGAAAACGCAATCCTCCTCGCCTCGCTAGGAACGACATCAACAGGAGTGAGCATCAATCGACTACATCATATGATCGCCGCTTCTCCATCCAAGTCAAAGATCAAAGTACTTCAGTCGATCGGTCGTATGCTTCGATTGCATGAAGAGAAACAAGAACACGGCGCTGTCTTGTATGACATCGTCGACGATCTTTCCTATAAATCCCATCAAAACTTTACGCTCAGACACTTCCTCGAAAGAACGAAGATATATGATGCTGAGCAGTTTGACTACGAAATTTACAACGTGAAGGTTTAATTATGATTAAGGTAATACAACTCGTGAGCGGCGAAACTATTGTCGGAAATGTGGGAAGTCGTGGTGACGAGTATGTGGTCACCTATCCGTTTCATATGGAAATAGTCGATGATACCGAACAAGGTTCTGGTATTCGAATGGATTATTTGTTAGCATTTTCGAAAGATAACTGTGTACATATAAAGAAAAATGATGTAATGTATAACTATAGACCATCAGATATGATGGAACAATATTATAAGCGTCTCGTCGAATACACCGTCACCCACGAAACTGATAAGATTCTAAAGCAGACCATTGAGAATATGGAAGAGATGGACGCAAGATTGAAGAAGCTCGTCTCTCAAAGGTTTATAGGAAAAGATACAGTAAATTGAGAAAGTCTAAATGATGATTAAAAAGAAACCGACTACCCACTATATCGACAACAAGTTGTTTTATACAGAGATGGTCAAGTTTTGGAACTCGTGTCAAGAAGCCAAGAAGAATGGTGATCCTCGACCACCGATTCCGGAATACGTGGGTAAGTGCATCATGCTGATCGCACAACGGTTGTCAACTCGACCTAACTTTATCGGATACTCGTATCGAGAAGAAATGGTCGGCGATGGTATTGAAAACTGTCTGACGTACATTCATAATTTTAACCCAGAAAAATCTACTAATCCGTTTGCTTACTTCACACAGATTATCTACTATGCATTCTTACGTAGAATTCAGAAAGAAAAGAAGCACACATATATCAAGCACAAAGCTTTTGAGAATAGCATGATCATGAATACACTCGTGGACATGGCACCAGAAGATAGATCGCATTTCAACTCTGCGTTTATCAATGTATCTGAAAAGCTTGGTGAATTAGTAGAAAAGTTTGAAGCAAAGAAACCACCAAAGCCAGTCGAAAAGAAAGGCGTAGAGAAGTTTATCGAGGACGATGAAAATGAAGAATAACATTCCACCTCTCCTAGAACAGTACAGAGAAAACATGCTTGATCCGAAGAATTCGATGACAGCACGTTACAACTATATGATGAACCTGCAAAACATTCGTGACTTTTGCGACATGTGCTTGCGTGAATATGACAAGAAAGTCAAGAAATAAATGAAAATTGCTTTGATCACTGACACTCATTGGGGAGCTCGCGGAGATTCTGCGGCTTTTGCCGAGTATTTTAACAGGTTTTATTATGATTACTTTTTCCCATATCTTTCGGACAATGGTATTACTCGCATTTTCCATCTTGGTGATATTGTTGATCGACGCAAGTACATCAACTTTGTCACCGCCAGACATCTCAGAAAGTTCGTCGAGCACTGTGATACTGCAGGAATCCGACTAGACGTCATCATCGGCAACCATGACACTTCGTTCAAGAACACGAACGAGGTCAACTCTATGAGGGAGCTCTTCGAGCATTCAACTTATGATATCCACTATTATTCTGATCCTACTAATGTTAATATTGATGGCACCGACATCGCAGTCCTCCCGTGGATTTGCTCAGGCAACTACGAAGAGTCGATGGAGTTCATCAACAATACTAACGCGCAGATCCTTTTTGGGCATCTCGAACTCGCAGGGTTCGAAATGTATAAAGGAGCAGTAAATGATCATGGATTTAGCGCTAGCCTCTTTGATAAGTTTGATGTCGTGTGTAGTGGCCATTTCCATCATAAGTCCACGCGTGGTAATGTCAATTATCTCGGCGCACCCTACGAAATGTCTTGGTCTGATTACGATGATCCAAGGGGCTTTCATATATTTGACACAGACACCCGTGAGCTGACATTCGTAAAGAATCCATACACTATGTTCCAAAAGTGGTGGTATGATGATACCAAATGGCCTAACTTCGACTACATCAACGGCTTCGACTTCGGTGCAGTCAAGGGCAACTACGTCAAGGTCATTGTCAAGAACAAGAATAACCCATTCTGGTTCGATACATATATCGATAAGTTAGAAAAGGCTCG